AGTTTTTTGCCATGTTGGCGGTTTCGTCGGATGCAAACAATATTGGTTCAACCTCGTTAAGTTTTTGAGATCTCCGATACAGCGTAATATAAGAGGCCTGTTCCACATTAAAAATTATTGGTGGCTCTTCCAAAAAGCCGATCCCAGAATTTAAAAATAAAGAAATTGCTTTGTCTTTGCCCTTGTAGGAAACAAAGTTGACATCGGGATAAAGAGGGGGGCTATCCAATACAGCACCGGACTCTTCGTAATAAGGTATTTCCACCAAATCAATCATTGCGGAAGTTGCGGCATTAATAATTTTGCAACCGGATGTATAATCAGGATCTACTTCTAATTTCGTCACACCCAAAAGTAAATCGAGAGTGTTTTTTTCTAATTTTAAAAGATCGGCAATATCGTCCAGAATGGAATCTGCTTTGCTTTTTTGGGAAGTGCTGTCGCCTGCTGTCTTACGCAAACCATGTTTATTAGATAACACCCCATTCAAAACTCCCAGAAGATCCTCCAGAGAGGTTTTGAGATTATCAATTTGAGTACTCAACGTTTCAAGTTCTTCTACAGCGGCGGTAGTGCTTGAGGATGAGGTCGCGACGACGTATCCGGTTCCAGAGTCGCTATCTGATGCTAATTCATTTTTTAAAACCTCTGCTATATTTTGTGTGCCTTTGTATAGAATCTTTTTTACTACATTGTTCTTTAATTGAGTTAAAGCTGATATAGCGTATCGTAACCATTGCGAGTCTTTTTTGGCGCCTTTTGCCAAGGTTTCTGTTTGAGAACTAATATTATCTTTCTTTTTGCCCGACTTAGCCTCTTGCAGCCGCTGTTTAAAGAAGACCATTGTGCTATCAAAATAATAAGTAGAACTCATCCCTGCGGCCACAGCCAAGATAAGGTTGCGGTTTTTGTAGTAATCTTTAATTGTATCGCCATAATAAGCGCCATCTGTGGGGCGGGAAATATTATAGCTATAGCGAACGCCCAATACGAACTTATATGCGAACACCTTATATACATATTCTTTACCATACTTTACTTGGAAATCTATATATTTAAAAGATCCTGTTATATTGGGATCTTTGGGTACCCAAATATTTTGAATGGGCTCTTCTAAATTTCCTGCTTCAAATTTGGCAATTCGATAAAGTATGACGGTTGATTGATAATATGGTTTCGAATTATTTAAAACATCGGTATAATAATAACTTTGGGCAGCCTTCTCTCCAGCAGAGGGAGATCGGGCTAAAATTAGTCTTTCTATTTCATCACGCAAATCTTCGAAGCCTTCGTTATCAACTGCCGTAGGCTTTGTAGAAGTGCCGCCTCCTGTGTCTACGCGAGTACCCGAAGAAGAATATGTTTCGTAATACCCTCCGGATGATCCTCCGGATGCGAAGCCACCTGTATATACCCCTTTTGAATAAAGGCTCGACATTGTAGATTTGGATTTACCAGATAAAGTGCCGTCTATAGAACTATCAACACCATCAAGCGACTCGGTTACTATATAATCACTGGTGTCATAAATAACTGGCCAAAACGATTTTGAATCCGGAGATGAAGATGGAGATTTTTCATCCAGGATGTTGTTAACCATTGTGGACGAGCCGATCATATTCAGAGTGTCTGCCCCTACAGAATAATTTAAATCGATGGTTTTTTGCTGCGGGCCTCGATATGAGGCAAGATAATTGTTGTTTGTCATCTCTCGGCGAGTAAAAAATTCAGGATTGGCGCCGGTGGATAAAATATCGGCGCAGTACGAAGCAATATCATAAAACATTGCATCTTTTTCATCATCATCATAGATTATTTTAGAGACCGAAGGATCCTCTAAATTGCTCTGGATTGTTTGAATATCAATTTCAGCGTAAAACGGCAGCGATATTTTATTGGCTTTGGTGTTGGTCAACAAATTTTCGTTTAATGCTTTCATTTTTTCTAGTTTACTTGGGCCAATTATAAAATTTTTAGCAGCTGTGTTGCCGGGTGTATTTTGTTGAAGATATGTATCTATGCCCCCAATTGTGTTGTTCGCTGCATAAATTTCTGCATAATCTTTATAAAAATTAAAACACTGGGTTTCGTTAAAATCTGCAGGCGTGATTAAAGTTTCGTAGGTTGGCGACTCATAATTATACACATATGTTACTTGGCAGTTTACACGCGAACGGTTGTCGTGACGAGAGGGGTATTCAATAGGAGAAAATTGATTAAAATGAAAGGACTCATATTCGGGGGGCGTGTCTAAAAGTTCTAACTCGTTTAAGGCCTTAAAAAAATCAAATTCGCGCAGTTTTGCTGTTGTTGTAGTGGCGCTTCCCATGAGGTCTTCGGAGGGCTTGACTTTAATTTCTTGAGTTAAAGTATTGATGCCCGAAGCGCTTTCTTCAACAACGTCAAAATCGAACGCAAAGCCTTTGTTTTGGAATTTAATTTGGGCGCCCGTATCTACCCAATATCTTTCAATAGCATTGGCGAGTGGGTCTATGGAAGTGGCAAAGTGATCGCTCAACACATATTTTCTGTCATTTAATATGGATTGAGGGGCGTATTTGATACCGTCGCGCGTCGTGGTGGGTATAGAAGATTTTGTTTGTCCTCGGCGCGTGATTCCAAGCTTGTCGAGTGTCACCGCAGACTTAGTTGGGGTGCCTCCACGGCTTTTTGCCATATCTGCCAATGTACTCATTTTTGTTTTGGGCGGTTTTGCCATTTTTTATTCCAATAAAATATTTTCTGTAAGTGATATAATGAAGTGTTTGTTGTAGTATGTGTCCGGAGTAGTGGAGTTTTTCATTCCAATTCCCATACTTTTGTCATTGACTTTAAAAGTGCGGCAGAACAAAAATTCGCCTTGCTTAAGATTTTCAATATCCGATATTTCTAATTTTTTAAACTTAGGCAATTTGACTATCTTTTGTCCCTCTTGATCATTGTCAAAATCTACTAACACCTCAATCTTAATTAGATTGCTATAATTTTCTTTTATCATGTTTATGGTGTCAGGGTTTGATAAAAAATCATTTTCAGTCAAAGCCCATTTATTTACTACCGATTCAGAGCGCGAGCCGAAAAGGGCTCGCATATGATTTGGCATGTCTTCTAGAATTTGTTGACTTTGTAGCTTGGATGACTTTTGGTCTTTCAAAGCGATGAAATTAGATGTATTATTTAAATCGAAATCAGCTTTTGTAAAATTAAAATTATTATATTGTTTTGCAATACCGTTCATTACTGAAGCACTGTCTTTTACACTTTTTTGCACACTAGAGCGGATAGCAATCTGTTGTGGTAATTCAGAAGCGTAAGTATTTTCATTATTTATTTTATCATTAGTGCCCATCACCTCCGAGACATCCACGTTAAAGGGTGCGGACTTATTGATAACGGTAGTGCGGTTTTCAATACTGAGCCCCTTCCCAACCAAAGTAGACACAGTGTCGTCATTATAAGTTTTGTACGACCAGGCGCCGGACTTTACTGGGCGCGGAGCGTTGGGATGTAAAATTTTAGGAGACAAATAAGCAAAATATGTTTTATCCATCTGAAATAAAGTGTTTTTCCATGCATCATTTTTATTTGTTAATAGGTTGTCCGAATAAAGTTTGTTGTTAAGATCGGCGAAATTTATTTCTGATGCTTCACCGTCATAATTAACGACTTTTTTAAATTCATCGAAAAATCTTTCCCTAATTTGAGCGATGTCAAAAGCTGCGGCGCCAAACTTTAAGTTGTCTACTAGATTGTAATAGTCGTAGGAGACACTATTAAAGTCGGCGAAATTTATTATTTCAGAAAATTCCTGTCGCGTTTCGAGAAAATATAAGTTGCTCGTATTTTTACTTAACGATTTTTCTTTTCCGGAAGACGCCACAATTCCGCGCTTGCCGAGTGCATCGGATATTTTAACCATCAACGCTTGGTTAAATGTCACCAATTGGGCCATTCCCTCAAGAGTGTTGAGAAGGGTTGCAAACTGTTTGCGGATTTGTGCCATTTGCGTATCCCCATATTTTGCGAGCGAGAACAACACCGTTAGCATGCTTTCTACAGAAGTGCGCGCAAGATCTCGTCGCCCGGAAGGAGAAGCAGAAAAGTTATTAGAAAATGTTGTGAAATCCTCTTGCACCTTACGAAGCTCGTCTTGAGAATCGAGGAGGAATTTTAACATACCGTCCTGAATTTTTGCACTTATTTCATATTGATATAAGCCCATACGAATATGAGAGGGGGCGTAGTCATTAACCAAAAAAATGGTTTTATTGGAGGCTCCCTTGATCCCAGTTAAAGATGCAATCTCGCCTGT